GTGGGCACTTCAGAATACGGACGGCACCACGATCAAGCAGCCCGATGGCTCTGAGAAGTTCATCGAGGCAGCGGAGGTTAAGGACTATCTCGTCAAAGCTGACGACATCCTGACCATCCACGTTCCTGCTCGTAAGGAATGGTTGGCCCAGCGTGAGCCGGCGGTGCAAGCCGCCAAGAGCATGTTCCCCGATATATTCAAGGAGGGCAGCGCGCTCAACCAAGCCTACAAGGCCACGATCAAGCAGGCCCCCGATCTCCTCAAGATCCCCCAGCATGAATACTGGATCGGCCTCGCCCTCTACGGCGAGCAAGCCCTCATGGCCAAGCAGCAGACCGAAGCTGCCAAAGACAAGGCCAAGAAAACTGTGTCCGCGAAGAAAGAGAAAACCGTCACACCCGTCCAGCCCGTTAGCGCGCCCCGCTCTGCCACAAAAGGCAGCTCTACGGCTGCGAAAAATCGGTTCTTCAAATCAAGCGGTTCCATGACGGACATCGAGAACTTGGTGGGAGAGCTGATCGGATAAACCCCATCACTTAGAAAACTTAAATACAATGTCTCAAGGTCTTGTTCACCCCGCTCCAGCGGGCTTGCGCGAGGACTTGGCTGACGTGATCTCGGTCATCGACCAGAAAAACACGCCCGTCACTTCCCGCATCAAAGCCGGCTCGGATCTCTCCAATGGCTCTGTCTTCTCATGGCAGGCCGACAGCTATAACGACCCGTCGTTCGACGGCGTCCTCACCAACGCCGACGTTACCTCGTTCGACGATCCCGCCAAAAACCGCGTCCTCCTTTCCGGCCGCGCCCAGAAGTTCCGCCGTTCCATCAAGGTCGATGACTTTGCCCAGAACGTCGATAACATCGCTGGCGTTGGCAAGAAGAAGGAAATGGCTCGCGGCGTTTCCCGCGCCCTCATCGAACTGAAGCGCGACATGGAAAGCGCCTTCTGCTCCAGCAACGATTCGCAAGAGCAGAGCGGCACCAACCCGTATAAAACTCGCGGCCTCGGTTCGTGGATCTCCAACTCGGCTCAGACCGACTTGCCCGTTCCCGCGTCGTTCCGCACGCCGTCCGCTTCGATCAACACGACTGCTACCTCCTCTCTCACCGAGAGCGATGTCGCCGCCGTTCTTCAGAGCGTCTACGAGCAGACTGGCACCATCGACACGATGGATCTGGTCACTGGCCCGAACCTCAAGAAGCGCTTCAGCGAGTTCACCCGCTACTCCAGCGGCAGCAACACCGCTCTGAGCACCCGTCAATACACCGCTTCGCTCAATGACCGCACGGTCATCAGCACGGTGGACACCTACATCGGCGACTTCGGCACAATTAATTTGGTGCCGACCTTGTTCAATGCGAAGGACGCAGCCGCTGCCGTTCAGTCGGCCCGTGGCTACCTCCTCAACATGGACATGCTTGAAGTGCGCTATGGTCGCCGCCCCCGCTTCCAAGAGCTGGAAGACCAAGGTGGTGGACCGCGTGGCCTCGTTGATGCGATTGCCGCGTTGGTGTGCTGGAACCCGAAGGGCCTCGGCGAGTTCGCCGCGACTTCCTAGTAGCAACCTCAATTAAGGAATAACGACACTATGAAAGTCTACGAACTGCCCAACGAAACGAAAGCCGCCACCGGCTTCACCCACAAGGCCATCGTCACGCACGTTGACCTCACCGAAGCCACGGCCGACACCGACCAGACCATCGCTCTCCTGAGCGTGGCGGCCGGCGATGTCGTCGAGAAAGCTGCCTACAAGCTCGTCACTCCCTTCAAGGACGCGAGCGACGCCGCCTTCAACGACACGAAGGTCCAAGTTGGTGACGGCACCGACACCGACGAATACGTCGCGGCCACGCAAGTCAACGAGAACGGCACCGAAGTGCTGTTCGCCGCCAACGTCAACACCGTCCCCTTCGCCTACACGGCGGCCGACACGGTTGACCTCTTGGTTGAGTCGATGACCGCCAAGTCACTGAGCAACATTGATGCTGGAGAAATCCACATCTATCTCGCAGTGACCAAGCTGTCGTCGCTCTAAGCGTCTTAACACTCTGCGGCCCCAGCAATGGGGCCGTAGCAGTTAGGATGTCAGACAATCTCTGGTCAGAACTTGTCCTCGATCTCGGGGACGAAATGGCCGCAGCGGTTAAGCAGGAGTTAATAGCTGGCTGGAATGCCGATGCTGTTCTCGCCGCCACCCGCCAGCGCCAGATCGCCGAAGCCAGCCAACGCTTGGAGCAATGCTCCATCGAAGGCATCGGGCAGAAGGAGATGAGTATTGACGCCCACGCTTATTGGTCTTGGGAAGCGGCTGAACCCGGTTGCTGGAAGGACAAAGCCTTCCGCGACTGGTTCAAGAAAAAGAACCCCGAGACTGTTGTGCCTTATACCCCCCGCAAAACCACTGTCCTCATCTAATGATTAAAGCACCCAAGCCAGAGGACATCACGGCGATGCTCTACGAGATCGACCAAGCGGACGCCGATGGCAGCCAATATGTTCAGCGCAAACTGCGCAACTGGAATACGCGATTCTGTATCTGGCCGGGGCAAAGTGAGGACGGACGCAAGTGGTCTGGCGCCCAAGGAAAGCAGCCGTGGCCATGGAGCGGAGCATCTGACGTAAGGGTGCGCTTGGCTGACAATATCATCTCGGACAACACGGCCCTCCTCTGTAACGCCTTCTTCAAGTCGCGCGTGCAAGTCCAGCCGGTGGAGTCCATGGATACGGACAAGCGTGCCGCCGCCGAAGCCGTGATGAAGTGGCTTATGTTCCAGCACTGTCTGGATGATCTTCGCCGCGAAGTAAAACTCGCCGCCCAATTCAGAGAGACCTACGGGCTGGCGGTTATGGCCGTTGACTGGGTGCAGAACACCCGCACCGAGATCAAGTCTTTCAGCATCGAAGACGCGCAGATGATGTTGGAGCAGAGCCAAGACCCCAACCTCGCCGCCCTTCTGGAAGTGGTCATGGACCCGCTGCAAGAGGAGACCGCCGCCGAACTCTTGGGGCAGATCATCCCTGAGTTGGGCAAGGTTTCCAAGGTCCGCGAGTTCCGCGACAAGGGCCTTGTCCAGTGGGAGGAGCCTTACATTTTTGAGAGCAAGCCGGTGTGGACCGCGCTTGAAGCATGGGAGGATGTCATCTTCCCCATTCAGACCTTCAGCCTTCAGCGCGCCGCGTTCGTTGCCCGCAGAGAATTGCTCACTGAAGTGGAGTTGCGCGAGCGCGGCGCAGTCGAGGGCTGGGACGAGGAATGGATCGAAGCCGCCTCGCAGCACAAGGGCCAGCTCAAACGCATCTCTCTCAACATCCACCGCACCGATCAGTTCCTCTACGAGCAACTGCGCGACATGTGCGAAATCTGGCATGTCTACCGCAAGGAGAACGACCCCAAGACCAACGCCATCCGCGTCACCCGCTCCGTGGTTAGCTACCATGTCACCGACAAGGTCGCCGTGCATGAGTTACTGCCCTACGCGCACGGCCAATATCCTTTCATCGAACTCCCCCGCGAGCGCGCTACCCGCCCTCTGCTAGAGAGCCGTGGCATCCCCGAGTTGGTGCAGACTGCGCAGGAAGAAATCAAGATCCAGCGCGACTTCCGCTCCGACCGCGCCAGCATCAGCATCCTCCCGCCCGTCAAGGTGCCGGCCAACCGGGGCAAGTTTGATCTCGTCCTCGGCCCCGGCATGCAAATCCCCGAGAGGCGCCCCGGCGAGATCGAGTGGATGAATCCCCCTCGCCCCGACATGGGCAGCATCGAGGTGGAGGCCGCCACCCGTGCGGACGTGGACAATTACTTTGGCCGCATCAGCGATGCCGTCCCGCAGCAGCGCTACATGCTCCACACGCAGGAGCTAATCGACTCTTGGTTGATCGACATGAAGCTGTGCATCGCGCAGACCATGGCGCTGGCGCAGCAGTATATGACTCCCGAGGAGGTCGCGCGGATTACCGGCAATGCCCAGTTGGCATTCAACGCAAGCCCCCAAGACATCCGGGGCCGCTTCGACATTACCGCTGAGTTTGACGCGCGCCTCCTCGACAACGAAGCCCTCGGGGCAAAGCTCGACTACCTCGCCAAAGTGCTCGTCCCGCTCGACAGCTTTGGAGTCATCGACCGTGCCGGCTTGGTCAAATACATGTTCCAAGCCGTTGACCCGAATCTCGCCGGCCTCTTGGTCCAAGACATCGGCCAAGCCACCGCCGCCGAACAAGAAGACGAACAAACCGCCTTCGCCAAAATCGCCGCAGGCACCGAACCCCCGCTCAAAGAAGGCGGCCAAAACGCGCAGGTAAGGCTGCAAACCTTGCAGCAAATCATCCAGTCCAACCCCGCCGTCCAACAGCGTTACCAACAGGACGAAATCTTCCGCTCAATGATCGACGCCCGCGCACAGGCTTTCCAGTTCCAGTTACAGCAACAACAAAACGCCGTCATCGGCCGCACCGGCGCCCAGCCCGCGCTGCAAAAGCTCCAGCAAGACCAGCAACTCGGCATGCCCGCCGCTCCTTCCGCTTAATGCTCCTGCTGCCACCTGCCAACTGACTACTGCCAACTTCCCCATCCCATGCATCCGAACATTAACGTCAGGAACGTCGCTGGTCTCAACATCCCCCAGCACGACTATCTCTCGATCAGCTACTACGGCAGCACAAACAACATCCAGACCGTGACCTACAAAGAAGGCGGCAGCGGAGGCCAAACAGTCGCCACGCTAACCTTCTCCTACACGACCAACCCGCCGACCACCAACGACGCGGACCTCGCCACCGTCACCCGCTCTTAGTCTTTTAGTCTCTTAGTCTCTTAGTCTCTTTTACCATGCCTTGGACGTTTAACCCCTTCACCGGCTCGTTCGATCAGAAAGGATCGGGCGGCGGAAGCTCTGTGCTTGAAGGTGAAGTCGCCACGTTTGCCGATCTGCCACAGACGGCCGGAACGCCGCCTGTTGGCTCAAGCTATTTAGTCCGCGAGTCAACCGGCGTGTGGCTGGTGAACCGGCGGCAGGCTGGCATCTATATTCGCACAAACAACACCGGAGTCCGCGCTGACGACTGGAGCTATGGCGGCGACTTTCCGGTTCAACAGGTCAATGGTCAGACGGGTGCGGTGGTGCTGGATGCGGGGGATGTGGGGGCCGAAGCGTCACTTGAGTATATCAACCAATCCCTTGCGAGCACCTCAAGCGTCAATTTGGTGGCCAACAAGCACTACACTTTCACCAAAGACTTTGCTGGCAATGCGAATTTGCTTTTGCCCACAACAGCTAACGATGGCGATAGGGTTGTTGTTCGTCGCGGCGGCGGGCAATCAAGCGGAGACCTGTTTATTGTGCGGCAGGGTGGGTCGCCTTTTTTGCAAAACATAGGCGTCTTGACCCAGCCCGACACCGTTTTCTATGCCGTTTGGTCTGGTTTATGGAGGCAGGATTTTATTCCGCCCGCAGGATTCCAAGGAAAGCCCTCGTCGGTCGCTTCCACGGCAATAGCTGGGCAGATGGCTTTTGAAGACCCGTATCTTTACATTGCTGTAAGCACAAACACTTGGAGGCGCGTGCCCGTAGCTGCGTTCTAATTTATGGCCCTCAACGACATCAAAGTTCCCAAAGAAAACGCGAGCGGCACGTTTGACGAAATTGCCTTGG